AGAGGTTGCTTATGTAAAGACAACACATACTCGTCAAAGTGTTGTGATGGAACGCTTAGAGCGCAAGGCATAGGCAAGATTTAAAACAAAAATGAAACAAAGGATTTAAAATTAAGTTATTATAGAAAGACTAATAAATAAAAAAGATGAAAGATAATTCAATACTAAACAAAGTAAGAGAACTTCTTGGAATAGAAGTGAAATTAGGCACACGCAAATTAGATGATGGCGTAACAACTATTGAAGCAGAAGAATTTGAAGCTGGTTTTCAAGTTGTAATTGTAACAGAAGACGAACAAAAAATTCCATTGCCAGTAGGAGAATACAAACTCGAAGATGGTTTGTTGCTTGTCGTAACTGAAGAAGGTTTAATTGCAGAAATCAAAGAAGCAGAAGCTGAAGAAGAAGTAATTGAAGAAGAAGCTAAAAAAGAAGAAGAATACGAAGAAGAAGTTGAAGCGTCTGTAGAAGAAGCTAAACCAATTAAGAAAACAGTTGAATCAATCGTGAAAGAAACTTTCTTTTCTGAAATGGAAGCTTTGAAAAAAGAAAACGAAGAACTAAAAGCTGAATTAGAAAAATTCTCAAAAGTAGAAAACAACGAAAACACGAATGAAGAAGTAGTTGAAGAATCTACAGAAGAATCTACTGAAGAAGTAAAAGAAGAAGTTGTTGAACTTTCTGAAGAAGTAGAAGCAGCAGCTAAACCAATTACACACAATCCAGAGAACAAGAAAAAAACGAATCACATTAAGTATAGTGCAAACAGAGCGCAGACTACTATGGACAGAGTGATGCAAAAATTAAGTAAATAAAAATAAATAACAAAAACATAAATTTTATATTATGCCAAATCCAGTAACAACGGGTACTACATATGCAGGCGAATTTGCAGGCAAGTATATCCAAGCGGCACTTTTGAGTGCGCAAACTTTAGAAAACGGTTTAATTACCGTGATGCCAAACGTGAAGTACAAATCTGTTCTTCAAGTAGCATCTTACAATGACATTGTTAAAGATGCACAATGCGATTTTAATGCAGACGGTACTTTGACTTTAACTGAAAAAATTATTCAGCCAGAAGAATTCCAAGTAAACGTACAATTGTGCGCACACGACCTTAAAAGTTCTTGGCAAGCTGCCGAAATGGGCTTTTCTGCTTTTGATGGCGTACCAGCCTCTTTTGAGGATTACGTTATCGGTTATACTGCTGCAAAAGTTGCTTCACAACTTGAAAGCACTATATGGAGTGGACAAACAGGTACAACAGGAGAATTTGACGGATTCTATTACTTAGCGACTGCAGGTGGTTCTGGTTGCGTTGCCGTAACAGGTACAGCAGTAACTGCTGCAAACGTAATTGACGAAATGGGTAAGGTTGTTGATGCTATTCCTCAAGCAGTCTACGGTAAGGACGATGTGTTTATTTATGTCGCTCCCAATGTGGCTCGCGCTTACATTCGCGCACTCGGCGGATTTGGTGCTAACGGACTTGGTGCTAACGGTGTAAATGCTGGTGGTACTACTTGGTTCAATAACGGAGCATTGTCTTTTGACGGTATTCCTGTAGTAGTTGCTCAAGGTCTTCCAGCTTCATCTATGATGGCTGCACAGAAGTCTAATATGTTCTTCGGTACAGGTCTATTAAACGACACAAACGAAGTAAGAGTAATAGATATGAGCGCCATCGATGGCTCGCAGAATCTTAGAATAATTATGCGATTTACAGCAGCCGTTCAGATGGGAATTAATTCAGACGTAGTTATTTACGCTTAATATTAACCAGAATTAAGGAAGGGTAGGTAAAATGGCCTACCCTTTTTTATTCATAAAAAATTAAAAAAATGAGTTGTGATATCACAAATGGTCGCGTAGAAGAATGCAAGGATTCAGTAAGCGGCCTTAAGGCAATATACTTTGCCAATTTCGATGACCTTGACACAGACAACATCACTTACGATGGAACACACGGAGATGTTATTGACACTTGGCAACCAGCATCACCAATTACTTTATACAAGTATGAATTAAAGTCAAACGAAAATTCGTTTACGACTGCCGTTCAAACTTCAAGAGATAATGGTACAACATTCTTTGAGCAGACGCTTCAAATTTCTTTAAAGAAACAAGATTTTGCTATGCACAAGAATATTAAATTACTTGCTTACGGTAGACCAAGAATAATTGTTCGTACTATGACTGACCAGTTTTTCTTAATGGGATTAGCACAAGGTTGTGATACAACTGCTGGAGAAATTTCTTCTGGAGCAGCACTTGGCGACTTTAACGGTTACAAATTGACCTTTGTGGCAAGTGAAGTTCTACCAGCTAATTTTATAGACATTACTTCGCAAGGTGAGTTACAAGTTGCTTTTGCAGATAGCGCAGGAACTGCAGCGACTATAACTACTACATAGGTTTTTCTTTTCCTTTCATAATGTAATTAGGCACTTTTCGGAGTGCCTTTTTTTGTTTATATACTAATCAAAAGTTTTGTTTAGATTTATGGCTTTTTAGTTTAATGGCATTTCTCACGTTTTTAATATGTGCGTAAGTGAGAAAAGCAGAAAGTTCGTTAGAACGCACGAAAACGCATATTTAGGCATTTGTATAATTCGTTTTTTATTACTATGGAAACACGAAATAAAAACAAAAAATTGAAAAAAAAGTTATTATAGTATAATGATAATTTTAACTACAAGCGGAGTACAACAAACGTTTAGTTTCATACCAAGAAGCCAAACATACGACACTTTAAATTTAACAGACGAACAACTAAACACAACAGTAGCCGTAACAATCCAAGCAAGTACAAATGGCGATTATTACGATACAATTAGTGCCGTGTTTGCGTTAAAAGAAGGACACTTTTATAAGCTTGAATTAAAAAACGGTAGTACGGTAGTTCATAAAGACAGAGTATTTTGCACCGACCAACCTGTAGCAACCTATTCAGTAAACAACGGACAATACACAAGCCAAGCATCGAATAACGAATTTATAATTTATGAGTAAGGACATACACATATTAGAATTAGCTGCCTACGAGCAACCAACTATTACAGAAAGTAAACGTGAAGACTGGGTAGAGTTTGGCGATGACAATAACTATTACCAATTCTTGATTGATTGCTACACAAATAGCACGACACAAAACGCTATTATAAACAACACCAACCGATTAGTATACGGAAAAGGATTAAGTGCGTCAGACGCTTCGAGAAAGCCAAACGAATACGCTGCTATGATGGCTTTGTTTAGTAAAAAATGCACAAGACACCTTGTAAGCGACTTAAAGCTATTAGGACAATGCGCTATGCAAGTGATATACTCTAAAGACCGAAAGAAAATAGCACAAGTAGAACATATACCTGTACAACTTTTACGTGCCGAAAAGTGCAACGAAGAAGGCAAAGTAGAAGCTTACTATTATAGTGACGATTGGACAGACATTAAAAACTATAAGCCACAAAGAATACCAGCTTTTGGTTGTTCAAAAGAACCAATTGAAATCTATTTTTGTAAGCCCTATTCCGTCGGTTTAAAATATTACTCTTTGGTGGACTATACAGGTGGACTTCCTTATGCCGTTCTTGAAGAATCAATAAGCGAATACTTAATTAATGAGGTTAACAACGGCTTTAGTAGTAGAAGCGTAATAAACTTTAACAACGGACAACCAAGCGACGAACAACAACGACTAATAAAAAACAAAGTTCTAAACCAACTTACAGGAACGCAAGGTGAAAAGGTTATCGTATCGTTTAACAACAACGCAGAATCTAAAACAACGGTTGATGCGATGCCTGTAAATGATGCACCAGACTTATACGCAACACTTTCTGAAGAATGTTTAAGAAAAATTATGTTATCTCATAGTGTTACTTCGCCTTTATTATTTGGAATCGCAAGTAGTAACGGCTTTAGTTCAAATGCCGATGAGTTAAAAGACTCTTTTATTCTTTTTGATAATATGGTAATTCGACCGATGCAAGAACTATTGATTGATGCGTTTGATGAAATACTTGCATACAACGGCATTTCTTTAAACTTGTACTTTAAAACATTAAAGCCATTAGAATTTACTGATTTGAGCGGTATGGTTGATGAAGAACAAATCGAAGAAGAAACAGGATTGGAATTAAGCGAAGACACAAGACCTGTATTGAGCGATGAGGCTGGCGAA